ATAATGTTCAAAGACAGGGGCCATTCGATCCTAAAATTGATCCAGTATATCAGTCCAACCTCTGTGCTGAGATAACCTTGCCAAATTCTCCGTTTGAGTCAATCGACGACGAAGGAGAGTTTAAATTATACCTAGATGATGGGAGAGAAATAAAACTACCAGGGCAACATCGTGTTTTATTAGCTGATGGTGACTTGAAAAAAGTAAGAGACTTAACTGAAGCCGATGATATCACCAATCTTTTGATTTAATCTTATGTAACTTTCCAATAGTTAATCCTAGATTTATACCCTCTTTTTCCAAAAGTCTATAATTTTTTATGCCGTCATTAAACCATTTTTTACCAATTATGTACGAAAAATCTTTGCCTTTGGAGAAAGAGGAAAGAGAAATTTTTCCCTCTTCAGTAAGTATTACTCCCCTGGTGAGCGATAATCGGGAAATCAACGGATCATCTGGCAATAATGTAAAATTATTAACTCCGTCAGTATATCGTAGTTTTGCTTTTTGCCGAGATGAATTGTTTAAATTATGTTCTGATGTTCTATCCCAAGCGGCTCCTTTTCTAATACGTTCCAAACCCGTTGATGATATTATTCTACCAGAAACTAACTGTAGTTCCGATATTCTAGGATCTTCCGGTTTTAATTTATATGATCTGGTGCCATCATTGAACCATACTCTTCCTGCTCTATCCGATGACAGTCTTTTGGCAGACTCAGATGAGTATTTCTTTTCTTTACCTAGACCCGGCGATCCGGGATATAATTTTAATGACATAATTTTTGGGTCAAATTCAACTAGCATGAAAAAATTAGTACCATCCGTATACCATTTTTTCCCCTTTCCAGGAGATATTGCCGTTAAATTAAATTCTGTTATTTTAGGAGAAGATGAGTGACATCTATACAAGGTACCCTCCTCATCAGCATACCAAGAAGTTCCCTTAATTTTAGATGGGTTAATGTCGTTCCATTGTTTAATGGTTTCTTTCCTAATCTTTTTAGATTTTTCAAATTGCCTAGATGTGAGAAGTTTTCTGTAGGAATTCGTTTTACTAGAAACACCCATGAAGCCAAATGCAAAACGAAGTTTATACCAAACCTCACCGAGACCAACATTAGTTAGCATCCAATGAGCAATAAAATGTTCTCTCACCGTGAGCTTGACCAAATTATTTGTAGTATCATTCCCTCCTGCACATTTAGGAATAATATGATGAATTTCTACTATAGCATCGGGTGGAATAGCTCTATTAGATCGAGAATCAATGAAACGAATATACCTAGCCCAGTGAACAGAATTAATGTTAATTTTATACATTGTGTACCTTATGATGTATAAATATATTTATACGAAAGATAGAAAAAATGAAAATTATTAAAAAAGAAACCATTAGAAAGCCCCCAACTATTTCTTTATGCACACTTGGAAGTATTAATTGGGGATCGTTTAGACACCCAGAAGATATGCGCCGTGCTTGCCGTATTCTGCATCGTAGTCTCAATAATATACTTGATTATCAAGATTTCTTATCAATTCAATCTAAACTAAGCAATGATGAGATTCGCCCATTGGGTATTGGTGTCACTAATCTAGCTTACTGGCATGCAAAGCGTAGTTTGAAGTATGGAGAGAAGGACGCGCTATCCGAAGTTAAAACTTGGATGGAACATCAAGCCTTTTACTTAACAGAAGCCTCAGTAGAGCTTGCCCGTGAACGAGGTCCGTGTACACACAGCGCACAAACACGATATGGTCAAGGTACCTTTCCCTGGGAACTACGTGCCAAAGGTGTTAATGAACTAGCAAACTTTGCTCCTGAATTAGATTGGGAAACACTACGCACAAACATGAAAGAACATGGCGTCCGTAATGCTACACAAATGGCCATTGCTCCTGTAGAATCAAGCAGTGTGGTTATCAATAGCACAAACGGCATTGAAATGCCAATGAGTTTGATATCAGTAAAAGAAAGCAAAGCGGGAAGTTTCACTCAAGTTGTTCCGGAATATCAAAAACTAAAGCACAAATATCAATTGATGTGGGAACAAAAAGATTGTGATGGTTATCTGAAAACAGCAGCGGTATTAGCAGCTTATGTTGATCAGGCTATTTCTGTAAATACCTTTTACAACCCAAAACATTTCACTGACAGAAAAGTACCAACTACATTGATCGCAAAGAACTTGATGCAAGGTCATTATTATGGTCTAAAGACCTTCTATTATTCACTTCTTAATAAAGCCGGTAGTAAAGCCGATGATGAGACAGCACCAACAATGTTAGAACCAATAGATTTTGATGAAGAAGAAAATTGCGAAAGCTGTACATTATGAGTAAACACCAATATGACTTATCAAAACAATCAGATTATCTAAATCGTAAGATGTTTCTGGACCCTGCAGGTCCTGTCACAATTCAACGCTTTGAGGAAGTAAAGTATCCAAAGATTGCTAAGTTTGAAGAAACAGCACGTGGATTCTTTTGGCAACCTGAAGAAATCAGCTTAACTAAAGATGCTAACGACTTCAAAGATGCTAGTGACGCAGTTAAACATATCTTTACTAGCAACTTGTTAAGACAAACAGCATTAGATAGTTTACAAGGACGAGCACCAAGTCAAGTATTCATGCCAGTAGTCAGTTTGCCTGAACTAGAAGCTCTAATATACAACTGGACCTTCTTTGAAACTAATGTTCATAGTAAGAGTTACAGCCACATTATTCGTAACATTTATTCTGTGCCAAAAGATATATTTAATACTATACATGATACACAACAAATCATTGATATGGCCAGCAGTGTTGGAAAGTATTACGATGACCTACACAGAATTAACTGTGCTAAAGAGTTGGGTCAACCCGTAGAAGAATCTGAACATATAAGAGCAATTTGGATGGCTTTACATGCTTCATACGCTTTGGAAGCATTCCGATTTATGGTATCATTTGCTACAAGTTTAGCAATGGTTGAGAACAAAATCTTTATTGGTAATGGCAATATTATCAGTTTAATTCTCCAAGATGAACTTCTACATAAAGGCTGGACTGCCTACATTATTAATCAAGTAATCAAAGAAGATACCCGTTTTGCTAATATTAAGCAACAATGCGAAGGGGAAGTTCAGCAATTGTACATGGATGTAATCCGTGAAGAAAAAGCCTGGGCAGATTACTTGTTTAACAAAGGCCCGGTTATTGGGCTGAATGCTAATGTATTAAAAGACTTTGTTGATTACACCGCAGTAGGAGCGTTGAAAGAAATTGGTATTAAGTATCAAGGCAATGCTCCAAGAAGTACTCCTATTCCCTGGTTTACTAAACATGCCAACAGTGATAAAAAGCAGACAGCCTTGCAAGAAAGCGAGTCAACTAACTATGTCATTGGAATTATGTCGGCTGATTTAGATTATGATGCATTACCTAATCTGTAAAGACCATCCTTGTGACGATTGTTGTTTACCGTTACATATAAAATAAATCCCATCTCTTTTTAACTTATATTTGGTAAATAAATCATATTTAGTACAATACTCAATAAGACCACTACTATGTTGAAACGAATATATAGTGTGATCGTAGTTATGTCCGCCCGCGCCAGAACACAGGAAGCTCCTGCTGACATTAGGAATTAATTTATTGATAGACCATCCTTTTACATGATGTTTTTCTGCCGGCTTCTTTACAAGATGTCCAATGCTTGACCGAGACAGGTTATATTTATGTGCAAGTTCCAATATCGCGCAATTCTCTACAGTTCCGTCAGTGTGGCAAAACATGTATTTTGTAGTGTTACGCACTCTACCAAAATATAATTTACTCTTTATTTTTGCACCTTCGATTTTATATTTCTCATAAATCCTACTAGTTATTAAATTATTGTATCTTTTTTGATTACGAGTATGTGCCCGCATCATATTGATAGCAAAAACCATTTTTTCATAAGCACTACCATTTGTCATTTTCACTAATAGCCAGTGGCAAATAAAGTGCTCTCTACCTGTTAAGTTTGCGATATTATCATACGAATCACTGCCACCTAGACATTTTGGTATTATATGATGACCTTCGGAATAGGTATCATGGGGAAGGATTCTATTTTTGGCGGTATCTATTATTTTATAATAGATTGTAGTATACTTGTTATTGATAAATATCATTGCTGATTGCTCCTTGTAAATGAATAGCAGTTAGAGTAGTTGGGATGTACGAAGTCCGCGAACTACACTTATATTTATGCCATAAATGTTTTTATTTATGGATTTTCATGTTATAATTATAAAAGGAAATAGAATGAAAGCAGTTATTTGGTCCCGCTACCACTGTACTTATTGTGATCAAGCAATAGCCTTGCTAAAGAGCAAAGGGATACGGTTTGAAGAAAAGAAAATCGGTGACGGTTATACAAAAGAAGAATTACTAGAGGCAGTACCAAATGCCCGCACAGTTCCACAAATCTTCATAGACGGAGAACTTGTGGGTGGGTTTACTGAACTCAGAAAAAAATTAACAGAAAGTATCTAATGGAAGCAGGTAAAATTTATACCATAAAAATGAATAGCGGGGAAGAAATAATCACTAAAGTTATTACGATAACTCGGGATAATATCATAGTAACAGATCCAGTATCAATCGCACCTAGTCAACAGGGAATGCAGATGATCCCCAGTATGTTTACCGCAGAACCACACGGAAATGTAACGCTAAATACTAGTGCGATTGCTTTTTATGCTAATACTGATGATAGCATCAAGGATAAATATATAGAAGCAACAACTGGGATTAAGTTACCAGATAAGAGAATTGTAATGGGGTAAAATGGCAGCATTGAGTAGAAAGGGTGACGCAAATCAAACAGGCGGAACAATTATTCGCGGTGCAACCACGGTATTTGCTAATGGAATAGCCGTTGGATTGCATGTAAGCAGTATTACTCCGCATGCACCATGGCAGCGCCGCGCGCATCCACCTCATCAAGCACCTACTACAACTCAAGGAAGCCCTACTGTTTTTGCAGAAGGAGATCCTGTATTAAGAATAGGCTCAGGCAATACTTGCGGTCATAGTATCGTTCAAGGTAGTCCTGATATATTTGTACCATAACATGAGTAATACAGGAAAACAAAGCCCGTTAGGTGTTAATGTAATGAGTGGGTTACTCCAAGGCAAAGGCTTTTGGATTAATCAACCTACTGCTAATATAGTTGGTTCTAGCACTAGTGTTAGTAGTTACACTTACGGTACTATAATATCAACCACCATATTAAACAATGCAACAAACGCCATACGAGAAGGTTGGGTTAGATACAACGCAGGCGACTTAAGTTTAACAACTTATAATAATCTTAAAGCAATGGGCAGTTCAACTATCCCTGCATTAGGTAATAGTATCCCTCCTAACTATGTTCAAAGTCAAAGTTATAACATAGCTTATACTGGTGAAAATGCCAGTTATGGCTATATCAGAATATTTCCACTGCAAGCATATTCTGAATTTAATTATAACAACACACTAGCACTTAGTGGAATGTATAACGACTTTATAGGATCATTCATTAGTGCTGGATCATTTATAGAGTATTCCAATCAATCAATTACAGCAATGTATAATTCATTGACATTCTTAGACGGTACATACAGTAACATGAATGATTTAATCACCGCTGATGTTACTGGTATAAGTTTATCTACTGGTGTATTTGGTACAGATTTGATCAATCTAGGTAAAGCATTAGATTTATCCACAATATGGACATTTGGCTATCCTTCTAATCTATTAGCAACTCTTAAAAAATACAATGCATTGACCCCATCATTAGCCGTGGCATTATTATCTACCGGGTTGACGAGTGATGATATAAATCAAATAGCAAATAATATTAATGTAACTAAAGATCAACAACAAAAAGTTTATTCGGCCTTTTTAGTAATTGCAGGGGTAGACTTGGCCACGATATTAGTAGCATTAAATTGCAACACAGATGGATTAGTAACACTAGCTGACTTGTTGAATGTTAAAAAGATGTTTCCTAAAAGTTATTTAACATTAACTGTACCTATCTATAATGCAGTGCCGGGTCCAACTAATAGCAAAACATACTATCCTATATTCTCAACTATGATTGTGTCACCTGCAATAAAAGCAATAGTTGGTACAACTATTCCACCAGGGGAGCCTCCAAGTTTGGATAAAGACGGCGGCGGCTGGTCCGATCCCGGCGAATCCGGCGATGTTGGTATGGCTGGCGATACTAACAGTGGAGATGGAAGTGGTGATTCCGGTGGCAACGCCTTTGCTTAACATAAATTATGTCTATATTAAGTTTACCAATTAACATGCAAATTATGCCAGAAGGATTAGGTAGAAGTGTTGACGGGACGGGTGACAGATAATGGCAACAGTAAATAATTTCTTATCATTACTTGACGGGAACCCTAGCAGTAGTTATTCCTTTGGAAACACCGGGACGAGTTCTACTGGTGATGCATTTAATGTTACTGCTAATACGAATGGTATCGCGGCTACTATTGTTAATAATTCTACTACTGCTAATACATTTGTTTCAGTTAATGCACAGATATTACCAGAAGGATTTGGATCATACCTTGATGGAATATTGCCCAGTGATATTTCTACTTCAGCAGGCGCATTTAGTGCAACGATGCAGCAAGTAAAGAATATAAGAAAAATTCAGATAGAAAAACTTGCACAAGTAGTTGCTAACTTAGAAACTATTGAAGGGTTACCGCTGGTGAACGGTACTAATATACCTGCTAACGCGGTAGAAGCCCAGGCTGCATTATCTTTAGTAGCATTAGGCACTGGACCTAAAGGGACATACACCTTCTCAGACTTATTTGGTTGTATGTCAGGATTACCATACGGTTGGGTCAATTTGCAGTCAGCAATAACTAACATGCCTACTGGAACTTTATCAACAATTTATAGCAATCTTTATACAGCAACACAGGGCCCTACATTGGGACTAGATGCTGCTGTGCAAGCCCAAATAGATTTAGCTAATGCTGAAATAGCAGTGATACTAACAACACATCCGGGACAGTCAATTGAACTAAATGATTTATATAGTGCCACTGCTACGCAATTAGCAGGTGAACAACTGGCAAGAGATACTGGATTAGCAGCGGTACCCTCACCGAGAATTTCCGGTAGACCCGGTGACTTGTTCCCTTACCCATTGATGATTTTTAGTTTTACGGATTTGCTACCTAACTATGCTATACTAACAGCACCTAATTTATCTGCACAAAACTTAGAAGCTATCTCTGATTTAACTTTACTTGCTGGACAAAGTATTGTTGCCGCAATGAGAGAAGAAAGAAATCAAGTGAGATTAGCAGAAGTTGGAATTGATCTGGACAATAATATTCCGGATGTAACTCCGATTGTTAGTACTATCGTTTCTCCGCCAGATTCGTGTGTTGCAGCAGTATTAGCCGGGGTTCCCGGCCCCGATATAGGAATTGGCACATTGGGTATATGTCAAGTAGCTATTACTGGTCCGTTCTTTGACGTCGGGGTACCCGGAGGACCTATCGTTCCGGGAAGTTTAGCAGGATCACCGTATACTAACTTAATCCCGCTGGTTAATACCTTGTTGCCGTCAGCAATTTCAGTTGCACAAGCAATTGAACAAGTAATCACCTGCAATTGCGATTGTTGGGTACAATAACCAAACAGTTTGGGTATTTATTAAAACTGTAGTATACTACAGCGAAGGGAAATTATGCTATTAACAATCAAAACTAAATTAACAATAACAGCTATGTTGTTTCTAGCAATTGTGGCTATACCTTTACCTACGCAAGTTATAGCTGAAATGCCTATAATTACTGCTAATCTAAAGAAAATTGATAAGCAGCAGGTTGCGTGTATGGCAAAGAATATTTTTTACGAAGCAGGATCAGAGTCTAAGCCCGGACAAGCTGCGGTTGCAAGAGTGGTGTTGAATCGGGTTAATCATGGGTTTGCTGAAACCCCATGTAAAGTAATCTATCAAAAAACAGTAGTCAATGAGAATGTTATATGCCAATTTAGTTGGGTATGCGAAGAAAAAGATGTGCTAAATAAAGCTAGTGCAAGATATAAACAAGCAGAAATGATTGCATATCAAACCATGATGGGTATGTACAAAGATGTTGTTCCAAAAACAACGGTGTTCTTTCACTCAATTAATGTTGATCCAGCTTGGCCATATAAACAAGTGGCAAGAATCGGTAATCACATTTTCTATAGTAAGCAAAAGGTAAAAAATGAACAGAAGCCCGACAAGAAATGAATTTAGAACCAAAAGATATAGAACAGATTTGGCAGAAGATCCATTAAACAAAACTGCTAAGGATATGATAGAACTTTATGAAGATAATGACAGTGCGGATAAGTTATTAGATCAAGACTCTGATTGGAAGAAAGATAACTTAGAATATGATTTGCGAACAACTGAGTGGATCATAGAAAAAGCCAAAAGCGATAAAGCATATGCTCAACATATATACGCCGCTTTATGTAATAATGATTTTATGAGAAATGAAGTATGGCCTATACTAACCGAGAAAAAATGGAGTTGTAGTTGGAGACATGCAGGATCA